CTGCTATTCTATATCAGCTTACCATGATGAGGTGCTCGACTTGGTTAACGTACAGTCCGAGGACCAGGAGTTACCTGTTAAAGTTACTCTTGTTCCGAAAACGTTGAAAAGCCCACGTATCATCGCCATTGAGCCTTGTTGTATGCAATATGCACAACAAGGGATTCGGAACGTTCTTTATGATCGTCTCGAATCTTACTGGTTGACGAAAGGTCACGTTAATTTTCGTGACCAATCGATTAATCAGCAGCTGGCGTTGACAGCATCGATGAATGGCCAATTTTCTACGATTGACCTTTCGGAGGCAAGTGATCGGGTTCCCCGAGATCTTGCCTATCTCATGTTTCGCTCGAACCCAGATTTTCTGGGCGCGATCGACGCATGTAGATCGACGCATGCAAAACTTCCAGGAGGTACCATTATTGGTCCTCTTCAAAAGTTTGCATCGATGGGTAGTGCTCTCTGCTTTCCAATTGAGTCGATGTATTTCTACACTATATGTGTAGCGGCTCTTCTGAAAAGTCAGAATCTACCAGTGAACCACGAGAATATATTTCAATGTTCTCGTGATGTTTACGTCTATGGTGACGATATAATCGTTCCCACTAGACATGCGATTGTTGTTCTCGATTATCTGCAAAAATACAATTGCAAGATAAATAGTTCGAAGACTTTCGTTACCGGAAGGTTCCGTGAGTCCTGCGGACTAGATGCATTTGGTGGTAAGTCCGTAACACCGACTTATCTACGCCGAGTGCCTCCTGAGAACAAGCAGCAAGTTTCTGAGCTTATCTCTTGGGTTAAAACCGCCAACCTCTTCTATAAGAAGGGTTATTGGCAAACTTCCTCTTTGATGTTTGACATCGTCGAGGGTATCCTAGGGCCTCTGCCCTGGGGTCCAGAGACTGCCAGTTACTTGTGCAGACAGTCCTTTCAGGGCTTCTTATCCTTCGAGAGATGGAATAAGAAGTACCAAGCATTTGAAATAAAAGCTTGGGTCCCTGAGCCAATTCATCGCACTGATGAATTGGTGGACTATGCAGCGCTTCAAAAGTCTCTATCAAAATTGTCAAGCCTAGAAGACTTGTCAACTGCTAGAGACGAGAGCCATCTCGAGCGCTCTGCGCTTCACGGTGAAGCCGCATTGAAACACCGATGGGTGCTGGTCTATAAATAGGCCAGAATTCAGGGTCAGACCCTGCTGAGGAGCTCTCCTAGTCCC